ACTTGTAGTATAACAAACAGGTATTACATAGGTATGCATTCAACTGATAATTTGGATGATGGGTACCTTGGTAGTGGTAAGAGATTGTGGTTCTCAATCAAGTATCATGGTAAGGAGAACCACACTAAAGAGATATTAGAATATTGTGAAACTAGAAAGGAATTAAAGAAGCGTGAGGCTGAAATTGTGGATGAGCAACTATTGACTGAGGATTTATGTATGAATTTGGTTGTTGGTGGTGAAGGTGGTGGATTTAGAGATGAGGAACATTTGATGAAGTTTACTAAAAATGGTAGTAAAGCTTGGATGGATAAATATAGTGGAAGTACTGAACACTTATTTTGGACTACCCAAGGTGGTAAAGAGAAGTTTAAGAAACATGGAATACCAGAAAATTTTAAACCAGATTGGGTTGGTCGTAAACATTCGGATGAAACCAAACAAAAGATGTCCAAATCATCCAAAGGGGTGGGTAAAGGTAAAGCTAACTCTCAGTACGGTACAATGTGGATTCATTGTAAAGCAACTGGTGAAGTTAAGAAAATAAAGAAAGAAGAATGGTTATCATATACATTACTTTCAAGTTGTATATGGGAAAGGGGTAGAAAATAAAGATTAAAAATGCACAAAGTTGGTGATATACTAGACTTGTTAGGAATCACATTGGTCGGAAATGAAATGACCACCCACTAGATGGGTATCCATGGAGATGGGTTATAAATAAAGTTCAGTTTGGGGAGTGAAAGCCGTTCGGATACGGCAGCGGGACTGTAAATCCCGTCCTTTCGAGGGAGTGGTTCGAGTCCACCATGCCCCACCAAAATGGTGCGAAAAAGCAAAGTAGGTCTGTCAACTGAAACGCAAATTCAAAGCCATTCTATTGAGATGATTATGACAGTGATTATCGAGATAGTTAGAATGTATAGTGTAATGGCAGCACGGGCCCGTTGAGGGCTAGGTCTGGGTTCGAATCCCAGTGCAATTCCAATAAGTAGGATAGACGTGCAGCAATGTATGGATTACGCCAAGCATGGGTTTAGCGACCCGTTGATAGAGAGAATATAAATGAGTGGTTTCTCTTAAGTCCTACTGACGTTATTTGTTTTGCACCGAATAATAAAGTAGGTTTATCCTTGAAAAGTGTCACTTTAAGAGCACTGTACTTGCCTGTGTGGCTCAGTGGCGACAGCACCAGATTTGTAATCTGGAAGTGAATAACTCATCGGGGGTTCGAGTCCCTCCACAGGCTCAACAAGGTCATACGTAATCGTTTCCAATGGGGAACATTGGTCGTGGTGGTCTTGAATTGGCTCCATAGGTTAAGCGGCAAACCACTAGCCTTGTAAGCTTGAGTTCCCATTTCGATTATGGGTGGAGCCTCATACTGGTTTTTGACACCGTTTTGCCGTTAGGAAACGGGACGTTAAGGGATTTAAACCATCCTGTCCCCGAAACAGAATATAAGAGGGGTGTGACGGATGCAGAGAGAGGCATAAATTGCGAGTGTCGCCTAGTGGTCGATGGCTCTGGGTTTCCAACCCAGTCAGATAAGGTTCACATCGTGGGTTCGAATCCCACCACTCGCTCGGAGGTAAGTTAGTACTAGACTCCCGTAATAAGAGGAAGTACAAAATTGCAGTGTTGGTGTTTAACGGCTAACATGTCAGACTTCCACTCTGAGGTTGCGAGTTCGAATCTCGTGCACTGCACAATGCGAATGTAGCTTAATGGCAAAGTACTACCCTCAAAGGTTGATGGACATCCATTGGATGACATCTTTATGATAAAAGGGACGTGGGTTCGATTCCCATCATTCGCTCAAATAAGTATCTGGAATACGGCACTCACAGCCGCTGATGTTTTCGGTCAGATTAAAGCCAAACGTGAGAAGGGCTTTTGAATAAGGATACTTAATGTGATTGGCCATACCTAATCACATAATTAGCCGCATAGTTACTCATGGGAGTATTGGAAAAGCGATAAAATAACACGAGGGGATAATAACTGACCCTAGGGCTAATAACTGCGAGAGTCGTATAATGGCTATTACGGGGCCTTGCCAAGGCTCGGATGAGGGTTCGATTCCCTTCTTTCGCTCAAAATGAGTATGCTATCCTTGTGGTGAAAGGAGCCAGACTGTAATCTGGTGCTGTATAGATAAGGGTTGAAACACAAAAGGTCTACCGAGTACGTATTAGATAGACTAGGAGTAAAGTAGACTAGAGACACTAAGAATAACCGCTTAGGTCTTGAGGTTCAAATCCCCACATACTCACAATTAAAAATAAGATAACATTTAAAAATTAGAAATTATGAGAAACTTTAACATTAAATTCAAAAAGAAGAAGAAACGTTAAAGCATTCGGCCTAAGGGTTACGGGTGCTACTGAAAAAGTAATGCCTCCGTAGCTCAATGGTTAGAGCACCCGCCTTTTAAGCGGGGGGTTATGAGTTCGAATCTCATCGGGGGTACAATATATGCACCTCTAGCAATCATGGGATAGCAACTGGCTTTTAACCAGTATGGAGATGGGTTCGATTCCCATGGGGTGCACCAAGTAGTTGTTTTTTGTACTTTTGTAATATTTCTACATATTTATTAATATGAGGAAAGAAAAGAAATATCATTTTATATATAAAACAACTAACTTACTTAGCGGTAAATATTATTTGGGGATGCACTCAACCGATAACCTAGAAGATGGTTATATGGGTTCTGGTAAACGATTAAGATATAGTATTAACAAACATGGTAAAGATAATCATAAGGTAGAGATACTGGAGTTTGTTAATAGTAGGGAAGAATTAAAGAAACGAGAAAGTGAGGTTGTCAATCTTAATGAGATAGCTAAAGTTGAATGTATGAATCTTAAGGTTGGTGGTGAAGGTGGTTTTAGTAGTGAAGAACACCAACAAAAAGCAAATAAAGCATCTAGAGTGGCCTTTGTTAATAAACTTAAAACGGATTCTGACTATAAAGAAAAATACAGTAAACTTGGTTATGATAGTATGATGAAATTACATGAGGAAGGTAAAGTAATCCCATTAGATTGGACTGGTCTCAAACATTCTGAGGAAACTAAAAAGAAGATGAGTGAATCATCTAAAGGAATGGGTAAAGGTAAATCGAATTCTCAATACGGTACATGTTGGATAACCAACGGTAAAGAAGCTAAGAAAGTAAATAAAGAAGAACTGGAAGAACATCTACATAATGGATGGGTAACTGGTAGGAAACTAAATATGCCTTTGTAGCAATTGTGGAAAAGCACCTGTCTCTTAAACAGGATGGAAGTAGGGTTCGACTCCCACCAAGGGCACTAATTTTAAATCTAGTGCATATGAATACAGATAACATCGAAAGGAGATTCCTAGAGGATTACTCCAACAGATACAGAAGAATATGGGTTCAATATTGTACACTCAGCAAAAATCGGTCAGAGTATCGAGCGGTGATAACATTATTCCCACTTCAAGGACATTACATGATGCTATTCACATCTACCATCAATACGGTAGATTATGAAACAATCTCAAAATTTATGGAAGAAAGTTTGGAAGGTACGAATTAATTTCGTACCTTTGTTTTATGGATAATAGTAAAAAAGAGGCTGAAAAATTATTTGAACTAATCAAATCTAAAATAAGGGATGGTGATTTAAAATTATTACATCATCGATATAAACGTAAATACGTTGAGACTGAGGTTTTATCTGAATATAAAGATTTCGTTATAATTGAGGAAGAGTGTAAGATGTTTAGATATACTTCTGATATTTTTGGTAAACCAAATGAAGGTTTGAATCGTGATGGTTGGAAGTTCGAAATAGTTGGTACTTTCAAGAGTGCAATAAGACCATGTACCAAATCATTTACAACTCATTTCAAAAATAGGCACAAAAATTATGGTACCTTGGTCCATCAAAGTGGTTGGAGTTGTCAACCATATTTGAACATCAACAATCAAGGTATAGAATTCGAATTACCTAAGAAAGAGTTAATTGGTAAATGGGTAGAACCACATAAGTTATTAAAGAAAATGAAAAAAGATTTGCATTTTAAGAATTAATTTCGTACCTTTGTTTTTATGAAAGAAGAACTAATATCATTTGAGACAGCTAAGTTGGCTAAAGAAAAAGGGTTTTTATTACATACAATAGATACATTCTATCAATATGATGGAAGTATATCTTTATGTCATTATCAATCAACTAGGGCTTTAGAAGTTCAAGATAAAGAAAGAGTTGAATGTTATGCACCAACACAATCACTACTTCAAAAGTGGTTAAGAGAGAAACATAAAATTCATATAGAACCACAATATTCATGGTTATTAGATGATGATAAAAAAATTAAGGGTGATGTTGTATGGTGGTATTATATTTATTCAAATTATCCTCATGGTGGTAGACGTAAAACTTTTTCAAGTGAAATTGGAGAACCTTCCACATATGAGGAAGCTTTAGAAGAGGGATTACTAGAAGCGTTGAAACTAATAGAAATAGAATGATGGAAAAATATTATACTTTACTAGAGTTATTATCAATGATTGCAGAACCAAATCAAGGGCCAAGTAGGCGACTTTATTTTGAGAATATTGATATGTTCAATATTGCTCATGGTTCTTCACATAACCATCAAGCATGGGAAGGTGGATACATTGGTCACATGACTGATGGTATGAACATTATTGTGAGACTTTATGAGAATCTAAATACATGTCGTAAATTAGATTTTAGCCTTTCTGATGCGTTATTGGTATTCTGGTTACATGATATTGAGAAGCCATGGAAATATGGTGGTAAACCAGAAGAGGTGGACAAATATGAAGATTACCAAGCATTTCAAGAGGCTAAGATTGTTGAGTATGGGTTCGAATTAACGGATGCTCACCTAAATGCAATTAAATATGCTCATGGTGAGGGTGATGACTTCATGAAGACTGAAAGGGTTTCAAAGCCCTTAGCTGCGTTTTTACATTGTTGTGATACAATTAGTGCTAGGATTTGGTTTGACCACCCTAAAGACAAAAAATGGTAATATGAGTAGCCTAGATGATTGGGTTTTAGAACCAGAGACTTATTGGTTTAAGTACTTAAAAGCGGTGCTTGTAAGGAACTATTTGTCTGGATTAAATCATATCATGAAATGTATGTTGATGTACCGTTTGAACGTAATCATGTATATAGTGATACAACTGGTAAGCAAAAGCAATTCATTGTAATGTGTCATTATGGTATGAGAGTGTGGAATAAGAGTCATCATGGCAGCTGGATGCTTTACGGACATTCTCACGACTCTATGGAACATGAAACTTGGGGTAGAAGTATGGATGTTGGAGTTGATTCAGCATACAGAATACTTGGAGAGTACAGACCATTCAATCTAAGAGAGATTAAGAACATAATGGAAAAGAGGGAACATAACCCAGTTGACCATCATCTTGAGAAGAAGCTTAGAAAAGAAGGACATATTAAATAATTACACTTTTTTGGAGATAAATTATGAATACTAGTTGTAAGAGTTGCACTAAGGATGATGAGATATATCTATTCAAAGTAGATGAGTATACAACCGAATTGATTGGTAGAAAGAACGAGAGTGAAGGATTCTTCTACATTCAACGTGGAGATGGGTTCATTTACAAGTATGATTTTGATAGAGTTGAATTTAGTATTAAATTAAATATAGCTAAATGATTAGAATTAGGTTAGTTAATATGTGGGATAGGTTTATTTTAAATCTTCATTTTATTTTACATACAATTGGGTTTATTAAGACAATTAATCGTAATGGGTTATATGTTAAACAACCAGAGGATTCAACAATTTGTTTCCCAGTGTCACTGTACAACGCTATCTTATTCCAAGGTAAAAGACCACCACGTTTAAATAAATTGATTAGAATATTTGATACTGATGAAGATGGTACTGCAATAAGTGACATATCTAGAAAGGTAATGAATAAGTATGGGTTATTTGAAACAAAGGATGTGGGTAGAATAATTAAGAAGGGTGGGATTATTTTTATTAATGGTAATCTTGATAGGATAGCTAAGATGATTGGTAAGATGGTATTAGATAATCGTAAGGGTATATATAATGTTGGTGAGGAAACTAAAACGATGCATGCATTAGCTTTAGAAACCAATCCAGAAGTTGAGCCAACAATGTTTCTACCAGTTGAGGGAATGCCGACTGATGTTACAATGGATTTAACGAAGTATAAGGGTTAATTATTTTAATGTCCACCCACATTTAGTTTTCTTTTGTCTACCATTTTTTATGTGACAGAAAGTAGATTTTGATAAACCAGTATATTCAGACATTTTTGTATTAGAAAGTGATATTTCCTCCCCAGTTATTATATTAATCCAATCCACTTTATTTTTTTCATTTTTAGTCTCACTCATCTTCTGTTTCGACTCAGCACTTCTTTTAAAACCACTTACAGGCTCATAACCATTATTACGTTTAGTTTCCCATGCTTTATTTGCCCATTTACTTCTAGTCCCACTACCAATATCAAACCAAGGATGTTCTTCTTTATTTTCTGACCAGTATTTCTTAACTGATTTAGAAATTTTATCCTTTATCTCTTGAGATGCAATCCCACCATTACCCCCCTCGGTTAGATTATAACCATTTGGGGATATTGTATTATATTCTTTAATAAAATGAATTTCTTTTTCACAACATTCCTCTATCGAAACACACTTACATATAGTTTCCCATATAAATGATTCCATACCATATTTTCTTATGGCCTGTTTGAATAGATAAAAATAATGTATATTAGATTTAGTATTAGCTTTATGTTGATGGGCTTGTTTCCTCTCTTCTAAGGTTTTGGTAGTATAACCAATATATACTTTACCATTTATAGTATTAGTAACTTTGTAAACTATCATAATATTCTTTATTATAAATATAGGGGTAATCACAAAACTATAAAAAAAGATATAGAGGTTATTATTTACCTCCCCTGTCCGACATATTTCTTAGAGTAGTTCTTGGAATTCTTAGAATTAGAGGTTCTTTTCTTTGAATGAACACCTTTTCTTTTTTTCTTAGCCACCCCAATATTGATTTTTGTTATACCTCTCATTTTTTGTCTTTTATATAAATATATAGTATTTATTATAAAACGCAAATATGTCCATTAAGAGTTTATTAAATGAATCTTTACTTAGTGTTTATAAGAACAAAGCAATCAATGAGGTTGACTGGGATGATAAATTCTCAGACACGAAGTCATCATGCGTAACACCAGATGCTTTAGCTAAAGAGATGAACGGTGAGTTGGCTAGATTAGATGTTAAGTCAAGTCAAAGGGATAAGCGTGGGGTTAAAGACCCAATCTACACAAGAGGTAATATCAACAAGTCTATGACTGATGGTAAACTAGATGTGGAAAAATTCAAGAAATTAATTACATCACCACCTAAAACAATATTTGACCAAAACCCTAAGATGGAAAAGACCGACAAGGGTAAGTCACAACTTACTGTTAATACTGGTTTACCAGCAATTGTTGGTATAATCTATGACCAGAAGAAGGGTGAGTTTTTTAAGATAAACACCTGTCCTGGTGCTGGGTCCTGTCAATTAGTATGTTATGCTAGAAAAGGATTCTACGGAATGAATGATGGTAAGTCAATGAAATTAATCCAAAGACTTAACCTTCTTATGAACGACCCAGAAGAGTATTACAATATGATTATGGATGAGTTGGAGCCAACTGCCGTAAAGATTAAGAGACAAGGTAGGAGAGCGCAAGAGAACATCCAATTAGTGATTAGATGGAATGATGCTGGTGACTTCTTTTCAGACACATATTATAAGATAGCGCAAAGAGTAACATCCGACCTATTAGCTGATGGATATAACGTTAAATCATACGCCTATACCAAGCAAGGTAAGTATATGGACTTAGCGACCAGTGATTTCATTATGAACTTCTCTAGAGGTGCAAAGCCTAGTGAGATGAAGAAGGTTGATATCGATAAGGTTAAACAATCTGTAATAGTTGGTAGGGAAACATTTAAAGATATATTCCAAAGAGAGGGTGCACATTACGTTAAGGATGAAACAACTGGCTTACCTAAGTTTGTTGAGGGTGGATATGATGAACTTAAGAAGAGAATTGCTACCGAGTATAAGATACCAACAGATAATTTGTTATATCTTAATGAGTTACCACCACAAGAGGGTGAACAATTACAATTCAACGCGATTGTACTACCTACGGGAGACGGTGATATAGCGGCTCAGAGAGAGGATGTTAAAATCACATTCCTATTAATCCATTAAAAAAAAAATAAAAATTAGGTTGATTCTTAATTAATTTTGTGTATATTTGCCACATGAAGAATGTAGTAGTATTTGATAAAGACACTGAAAGGGATGAGCAATTAATCATCACCAAACCAGATGATATAAAGCAACCAACCAATGAGGTAGAGGCGAAGGCAATGATTATCGCTGACATTTCAACAGCAACTGAGGGTCTTATGACACTTGTTCAGATTGCAAATGACAGTGGATATATGGATGCTGATAAATCGGCAGCAATGATAGTGGATTATTTCACTAAGGGATTTTTAGAAAAAGAAGAAAAGTAAAAATATTATGATAGCAATTTCAAAAGGATGTCTGTACAGGTAAGGCCCAGCACTAACGCTGGGATACCACAGACAGATGAAAAAAGAAGATGTAATTTTTGAAAGGAAGGAATTCCTAAACCTACCAGGCCATAATGGCATGGCTAACGTTGTAGCACAAATCACAATAGATGGTGGCTACAAAAGAAACAATGATGATTACCGTCACACTTACTGCAAATTAGACTTTGCGGATTGTGATAGACGTGTAAGTATGGATATCGATTTAGATGATGCATACTCAAGAGAAAACGCAATACATAAATTAGATGTGTTGGTTGATGTTTTAACCGAATACCGCAAGGTACTTATTAAAGAAGCTAAGTTTCAAGATAGACTTGAGAAAAGAAGAGATAAGAAGAAAGCGGAAGCCGAAGCTAAAGAAAAATCTAAGGCTAAAGAGAAAGGAAAATGATGAAATATCGTATCATATCATTAAAAAACAAATTTAAGGTAAGGCTTGATAAGGTTAAGCGTTGGTTTATTTATCGCTCATTAAGACGTAAGGTAATTAAAGAAAACGAGGAACTTGAATGGGCCATGTCCCATTTTCCAGATGGGGCTAAAGATGGTGTTGATATTGTTAAGACCCAAGCCATAAAACCAACAACTGAGATTTTTTATGCACCAGTATCTGGTGAGTTTTATCTTGTTAATAATGATAAGTACATTATTTTAACGAAGCACCAAATCAATGTCGTAAATGGTCGTTTTTCTCACCCAGTTGAGATACCAGAAGAGATGGGCTATTATTTAGATAAGTACTTAAAGAGAATTGTTGAAAGGAGACGTATTAAAATCAAGAGAGAAATTGAGGGTAAGATAACTCGTTCACTTAAGAGCATCTTAGCCGAATTAAAAGAAAAGTAATGGATAAAGTTTTAGAAAAATATGAAGAGTTGGGATTCTTAGAGGGGGTATCTGATGAGAATAAACCTAAATTAGCTAATCAATTTGAAGGTATATTTAAATTCATGACAACACGACCAACTAACTCTAAATATGAGATTATTGAAGTCCTTATATTCCCTATCGCTAGAAAAATACTTGAATCAACTGATTTCGAGTATATTGAACCTAAAGAATTATCAGATAAGGTGCTCTCAATAATGAGTACCGATGAATATAAATCAAATAAGGTTATTCTTTTTGACTCGTCTTATAATAAGATTGATGGTGAAGCCGAACTTACCTTATATGTTATTGAAAGGTATATTAATGGATAAGAGGGATAAAAGAATATTGCGTAAGTTAGGTCATCCTATACTTAACATAGGTATAAATGAAGATGTGGTTAAGGACTTGAGAAAAGATTCCATGGATGATTATAATGATATAATAAAGGAATTGTTTTTAGAGTACAATACTACTATATATCAACCAGAAGAAGTAATAAATAATTGGGTGGAAAGGTATACACTATCATTATGTAAAATAGCCATAGGGAGAACGATAGGTAGAGTAACGGAAAATAATTCTGGATATACGATAGATTATGAAACATTGCTTAAAGAGGGGGTAGAAGAACAACAAACCCTTAGGGGTGAACTTATAGATTATGGAAGGTAAATGTGAATTATGTGAGAGAGAGATTCCCACATCATCTCATCATCTAATCCCAAGGCAAGTTCATTCTAAGAACTGGTGTAAGCGTATGTTTACAAGAGAAGAGATGAAGACTAGAAGGGCTGACCTTTGCGGTGATTGTCATCCAATGGTTCATCAGTACTTTAGTCATTCAGAATTAGGTAAGAGTTATAACACCGTTGATAAACTATTAACACATGAGAAGGTTATTAAGTTTGTTGAATGGGTTTCAAAACAAGATAAAAAAGCAAAACGATGAAAACATATAAAGGATTAATTACAAGCCTACTGGAGAATCAAGTATTTATATTCGGAAGTAATCCCGAAGGAATCCATGGTGCTGGTGCGGCTAGAGTTGCAGCAAATAATTACGGTGCCATAATGGGTAGAGGTAGAGGACATATGGGTCAATCATACGGACTTGTTACAAAGAACTTAACACCTTACCATAAAGAGGAAGAAACTGGTATAACATATGTTAAGGCTGGTGATAGAAGTGTATCGAAGGTACAAATGTTCATTAACATACTTGAATTGTATTTATATGCAAAGGAACATCCAGAATTGGAATTTCTAGTGGCTTATACACCATCACCAAATTTGAATGGTTATTCACCACTTGAGATGGCTGAATTATTAACAACGGTTACAGTTCCAGATAATGTTATCCTCAACGAGGAATTAATGAATATGTATAATGAATATAAGACAAGAACTAAGAAAGAGACTGCTTAATGAAGGTGCTGGTGGTCATGAATATGGGTGTGTGATGTTATTTATCCCAATCAAGAAAGAATGGTGGGATAACATACTTGATGATATTAAAGATGAAGACGTTTACAATCCAGAAGGTGAAAGAGATTATGGAAAACAAGCCAATACAGAGGCCCATGTGACGATTTTATACGGAATTCATAAAGATGTACCAGATGAGGACGTTGAGGCTCTTATAGAGAAGATGACGGCTCCAGAGGTAACCTTATCTAAGATTGGAATGTTTGACAATGCTAAGAAGAAGGGATTTGATGTTGTTAAGTTTGATGTAACTGGAAAGGACTTGCACGATATGAACAAAGCGTTCACAGAATTACCACATACTAATGACTTTCCAGACTATCACGCCCACTTAACGATTGCTTATGTTGAAGGTGGGACTGGTAAAAAATACACTAGAACTTTACCAAAAGATGAAATCTTAAAATTAAGACCTAACAAGGTTGTTTACAGTAAAGCCGATGGAACTAAAAAGGAATATCCGATTAAATAATGACTAAGGAAGAAGAACAAGATAATATTTTTAAAAAATGGAAACGTTATTTTCCAAGGATGACTAAGGAACATGCTTTGGTTTGCGAGTCAATGGGGGCTAGGGAATTAAATGGTAAGGACTTAGGACATTTAGAGATATACATGAGAGAAAATAATCTTAAAGACTAGTGGAATATATCCATTATGGACATTGTTGGTATAATTCGTGGTATTTATTAGTATGGGTATGCAATTAGCAATTATATTTTTTTCGTTATTACCAGTATTAATTTACAGTTTTGTAATCTACTTAACTGTTCCATATAAAACTATAAAATTTAAAGAGGCGTTACCCTACATAGTTGTGGGGTTTTTATCTGTTGGTTTATTAGAAGCCTTTTGGGATATGTATCCAGAATGGCATAATGTAACGACAAATATAATGGGACCACCGATTATAAATCCACTTAAGTATTTTCACGTATATTATTTTGTGCAAGTAGCATTAATAGAGGAATTGGCCAAGTTATCAATCTTTATATTATTTGAGAGGGTTAGAAGTAGATTTAAGAAGACACCAGACCATCCATTATCAACAATGTTCTTTGTTGGTATGGTATCACTTGGATTTGCGGTTATTGAGAATATCCACTACGGTTCAATGTCACCAGACCCAATGGATACCCTTTGGTGGAGAAGTATAACAGCTGTTATTGGACATATGGTATTTGGTTTATTTATGGGTTATTGGATATCGATGGGTAGAATGGGTGCTAGATTTTATGATAGGTCATTATTTGACATCATTATCAATAAGAGAAAAAGATTACGAAATATAATTTATACTTTTATTGGTCTTATAGCTGCCACCATTCTTCATGGTATATATGACTTACATATCGAGTTAAATGGTCCAGTCGGGCTTACAACATTATACATGTTATTAATCATGTCATTACTTGGTGTGTTCTGGTGTTTCAAGAATTTGAACAAGTTATACAACAAAAAAGTAGAATATATTCGAAAGAAGGTTGATTTATAGTAAATGTTGGTGTATCTTTACAAAAATAGAAATTATGACAAGAGATGAAAAAGCATTAGTATACGATGATATCGTAAGGGAAGGTGATAGAGTAAATCGTAAGATTTCAACTATCAAAACTAACGTAAATAGAACACCAGCACAAGATGCTGAATTAATCACATTAAATGAACAACTTCAAGTTTTAGAGGCTAAAATGTTGAAATTGTTTGACGGTGAGTAATGAGAAGAGTTATATTTACAGATTCCGTAAAACCACTTATATTTGAAGCCCTAGACATTACCATTGGTGATGATGGATTTCTATATAAAGATGGTAGTTTATTATTAGATATGTTCGATGACAAACCAATCACCAGTGAAAGTTTTGGTGGTATTTCAAAGGAGGGTGCCTTTAAGGGTGAATTATCCTCATTGATGTCATTAGTAACAAACAATAAAGTATGAGTGAAGAACAAAAAGCGTATTGGGATAACTTTAATGAGAAGTTATACAAGGAGTACTTGAAGAAGAAAGCTGACTGGCGATTGAAACAACAAATCATGTATAACTAATGGTTAAGAAATGGAAGGTGGCCTCACTTGATGAACTTAAATCCGATTTAGTGGAGTTAGGACATAAGGTGTACTTTAGACATGAATTAGGTAGGAGTGGTATTTTTTATATAACCCCGTCTGATGGTGTATTAATCGAACACCCTAACAGTGCCATAATTACAATGAGTACTAAGGATGTTCCATTTGGTAGGAAAGTCAATAAACAATTAAAGAAATTAGGTTATAAAACGAATATTGTCACTGCTAGAAAAAGATGGCTTGTGGTGTTTATTTGTGTTGATTTTGATAAGTACGGATTTTAATTTACTTTGGTGAATGTTGTAGTATATTTATTACTATGGCAAAGAGAGTATCAAAATCTGCGGCTGACACCAAACAAACTGCGGCTGTTAGGAGAACTAAGAAAACGAAGACACCTGTTAAAAAAACACCAGTTAAGAAGGCTCCCGTTAAAAAAACAACGCAAGCGGTAATTAGCGGTAATACAAAAACGGCAAAAACGGCAACAAAAACGGCAAAAACGGCAACAAAAACGGCACCATCTAGGAAGAAAACGGTAACAGGCGGTAAAAAGAAGATAACAACTAAAACGACATTAGCCGCAGTTGCTAAAATTAGTGGGGCTCAAGCGGCAGTTAAGCCAGCATCCAACTATACAAAACCTAGAAAGGATGTTATTAGGATTAAAGCCTCAGCACCAACAGCTAAGTTTTTAGAGTTAGGTGAGAAGATTAAACGTGGTGAGTTAAAATGGATTTATTATGCAACGGATGGTGAGATTGGTTACCATCATTATCAAAAGTTAAAATGATAGAAGAATTAAAGAGTATTATTAGAGACGATAGGTTTAAGGTCTTATTAAACAACCCAGACATCTGGGAATCTAAAGATGTCGATTACACAACACCAAGAGTAGAAAGAGTATGGATGCCTATCAATGATAAGCGTTTATCGTTACATGTTATTCACCCATGTGAAGAGGGAGAAGCATATCTACATCCACACGTATGGGAAACGGCAATGTATGTCCTTCCAATTGGTGGTTTATATGAACACACATTGGGGTATAAAGTATGGGATGAGTTTGGAAATACTAATAATAAGGTAGTGTGTAAACAAATTGTTGAAGGTGCTATGTATTATGAAATGATGGAAAGAACTGCTATCCACAGTGTTAGACCAATTGCACAACCAGTTTTTACTATTATGTTGTCTGGAAAACCAATTTGGGGGCAAAATTCTTGCAAGTTACCAAAAGATTTAGTATCTTTGTCGGACGAAAGGAAAAAAGAAATATTATTAACTTTTAAACAATACTTTGAATGAGCATATTTGAAAAGATAAATGCAGATATCAAAACTGCATACAAAGAAAAGGACACAGACGCAAAATCACTACTTAGTTTTCTAAAGGGTGAAGTAACTAAGGTAAGTAAAATACCAGATGATGCTGAAG